GTCTTCAGCGTTGGACGCCCACCCAAATAACGCAATGGTACGGGGACGGACTAAGATTAGGCTACATGCCAGTCTCAGTTTCCGCACTCCCCGCCACCCCGTCGTCTGGATGAGTATTTTGGTAACCTCTGAACCTACCAATATAGTCAAGCACAGGATTACTCCTGCGTAAGACCTCTACAGATAAGTCGATGTCCTCCCTGCCGGACATCAGACACAATCGGCTATACAAATTATCTGGCAATGACCACTCAGATAAAGTGTATCCGTCCACGTTCAACGGTACAACCCTTGAATGTGTGTTCGATAGCGCCCCGAGTGTGACTTGCGAGTCACACCGGGTCCTTATGTAGCTATTAAACCTGGCTATCTCGAACTTATTCTCTAACCCACGATAAACCTCTTCAGGTGTGCGTGCGGTCCTTGGTCGGACCCACCTCCTCCCTGTAACTTGTTCCCAGTTGCCGGCATAATGCCTACGCTCTGAGATATATTCTTCATAACAACGCGGCCCTACAAGGTCCGGGTCAAATCCAATCCCGAATTTCTTTTCGGTCTTGATTCGATTCATATTGAAGAAATCAAGGAAGTTTTCGTTACACTCGAGGAGATCCTCGTCGCCGAATGGAGTCCTTTTAAGGTGCTTCCATGGCGCTAGTGTACACGGGTGAGAAACTAATCCGAGGGTCTGATCATACCCCCGGTATAGATTAGAGTAAAATGACATCGATTCATATTTGACATCGACATTATCCTCTAGTCCGAGGCCGTCAGGCCCACATCCAAGTGAGACTCGCGTCTCACTAATTCTGGAACTATTCCAAGAGAGAATTTCCTTTCGGAATCTCTCAATGATTTTGGCTCTGCGACTCTCTTCACGTTCGCGATGAGGACCCGCGGGATAAGACCAATCTGAGATTGTCTTCTCTACCTTAGGACGGATCGAAACGAGGGATTCATCTTCCTCTTTCCCATCATCGCGTTTGTCGCCTTGTTGCCCGCTCTTAGAAACACCAGTGACCCAGCCCAAGTTCAGGTAGGGTACACTCTCGAATCCCGAAGGACGGACTCGAAAATACTGGCTATTAATGACAGCCGTTCGGGATGAATAGTAATTCTTTCCGACAGACTTCTTAAATCCAACTCCCGCGATTGCATGATTCCACTTTTCGTAGAGATCATCATTCGCCTTGAAAAGAATATCGTCCCCGTTACATAAGGCAGGTAATTCAACCAGCTTAAATGTGCGACCGGTACACTTTTCAAGGGCCATACGGTATACGGCCATATTAACTATACATAGAATTGGAAATGAAAACACGCAGCCCATAAGCTGTCCGTTTGTCATTAAAAATGGATCGGGTAGTTCCCCGGACTCTATCTTGATAGATGAGAAATCCAGTAAGGTATCAGTCAATCCTCGCTCAAGAACTTTGCGAGTCATTGCATCCGCCCCTATTTCCTCTATGGCGGCCACCGTTGCATCTTTATGCATAGAATCGGTTGCTGCACTATAGTCACCGGACACATACTTTTCGTAGAGTCCGTGAAGACCTTGAATCGACGTCATATTCTTGACAAACTGAATGTGACGAGTTGTAACCGACTCACCGGTCAAGGTAAATTGTGGGAACTTTTGTAAACCCTTCCATAAGAGTTTCTGCAGGCTGGAGTATAATCCGTTAGAATAAATATCTCCGGCCGAAATCATGCGTACCTTCAATGGTTCGAAGATTGGCTTAATTTTCGCCATACCCTTCTCCTCATGGAAATAGAGAGAGTAACGCTGGAATTGTTGGTAGGACTCAGATCGAGTCCAACTCGGTAATCGATACTCGAGCGTCTCATTTGAAGACGGACGCCAATAAACCGCCCCTAATTGGTCAGGGGAGATGCGAGCACTAACTGGGAGTTCGTTCAGACTAAGACCGCCTTCACGAAAGGTAAACCTGCCTTCATCATAGAGGCGTAGGTGACCGAGGTTGCCCCCACGGGACCTCGGATAATCAAAGGAGGCGTGATCCGACATTGAAGTATAGTCGGTTGCTCCTTCCCAGTGAGACAGCTGGATCCCTCTCGGGAAAATTTCCCTAGCTGTTCGACGAACTTCACGCAAAGCCTCAGGTGGGGTCTCTTGAATGACCTCCAGCCGAGCTTTCATGGCGTGACAGTTCTTTACTAAATGGTGTTCGCCCATTTGCGGCAAACCTTTCTTAATACCATGAAGTACAGTATTTCTCCATTCGATATTGGTTAAACTAACACCAAAACATCGGGAATAGAAAATACGACCGAGTTGACCGGTTAAAACCAGTCCACTCTTGTGGTGCATCCACTCAGGACGTTCCGGAAGTTCCTCCTGGTCCTCGCTCTTAGCGAAAATATAGGACAGTTGATACTTCAGAAACGGAATGAACTGCTGTTCCTCTCCACACATTGGAACATACCACAAGCCAGAATCGATCAAATCGTTGAAGTTCTTCTTAGGAACGAACCCGAAATGACTCGATAGTGCTGACCAAAGTGTTAGGACTACCTTGGCTGCGGTGGTTACCCTTGCCTGAAAAAGCGCAGGGATAGCCGGGTTGTTGCTAGTTATATGGTTAACTAGCAGGTCCTCAAGGTCTTTTCTCTTGAGAACCACCTCATCTACCCAAGTCTTAGGATACATTAAATACTTCGAGCTCCGAGAGGAGTGTATCGAGTAGTATTCTTTGCAAGAACTAGGCGTAGATGTGAGATTTACTTGACTACCAACATCATGGGTCAGGAACGTCTCTACAAAACGACGTGTTATAGCTGCTACAAGATTTCCAACTGATAATTGCATTGAAAGATGTACTTGTCAACTAGGGAATTACGGTAAACGCAGTGCACG